GCCGATGGTAATACATTAGCTGTTGGCGGCTGGCAGGATAATACTAATATTGGTGCTACTTGGATATTTACCCGTAGCGGCAATACCTGGGCTCAACAGGGCAGTAAATTAGTAGGTACAGGTTATACTGGCACGCCTAAGCAAGGTCAGTCTGTGTCTCTAAGTGCGGATGGCAATACATTAGCTGTTGGCGGCTATACCGATAATACTAATATTGGTGCTACTTGGATATTTACCCGTAGCAGCAATACCTGGGCACAACAGGGTAATTTGTTAGTGGGAACCGGCAATACTGGTGGTGCAAGCCAAGGCTATTCTGTATCGTTAAGTGCTGATGGTAATATGTTAGTTGTTGGTGGTATAAGCGACAATAACAATGTCGGCGCTACTTGGATATTTACTCGTAACGGTACGACATGGACTCAACAAGGTACTAAGTTAGTTGGAACAGGTAATACTGGTGCGTCACAACAAGGCACTTCGGTATCAGCAAGCAAAAATGGTAATACAATAGCGGTTGGCGGTGGTTCTGATAATACGACAGGAACACGCCCTAATTTTGTAATTATAGGTGCTACTTGGATATTCACATAAAAATAAGATTATGAAGTATATAAATTAATCAAACAAAATAACTAAATAAAAATATGCTTAAGGAAAAATTATGCAATGGACTATTAACGCTTTGTCAACACTAAACACACCAGAACCAAATACTGTTGTGATGAGTAATTTTACTATCAGTGATACACAAGATGGATCGTCGGGTTCGGTATCTTATTCAGTTCAGTTATTACCAGCTGATGCAGCAAATTTTACACCATATGCACAAATTACGGAAGAAATGGCAGTTCAATGGACACAAGAGGCATTGGGTGCTGATCGTATAGCTTCAATGGAAGCAGAAGTACAAGCACAAATTGATGCACAAAAGATACCGATGCCTCAACCAACACCCTTACCTTGGGCGCCAGAATCAATTGATTAATATTACAACAATATTTGATTATAAAATAATATAATGGAAGCTAGATACAGACGAGATTATCCAGGCGAATTTGTAATCACGGAAAGCAAATGGTCCGGTGGAAAAAAGCAAATAAAACAAGCGTGGATTAACAATCCCATTGATAACCAACATATCTCGGGCCGCGCCGTAGTTATAGGCAGCGACGATGATTCAGAGATATTTGATCATAAAATTTTGTCAACGCATCGCGGTGGGTTACTGGGTAGCCTAAAGTTACAAACATACGGAACAGCCAAAATTGCACAACAGATGCGATTAGATTTTGCAGTAGATACCGACATCAACAACCTAACACCCTTGGTGGAAAATCAATATTCCGCCAATAATATTGTCTACACCACAGCTAGAAATTGCATTCGTCAACCCGGTGAATTTTATTTAATACCGCTACAACCCTCGATATGTACAGAAGTATTACCCATTTATCTAGCAGCATTTGATGGGCACAATGAAATTTATACCCTGGGGTACAACAAAGAAATGCCCACGGGAACTAGTGACTGGATACGACAAGTTACACGGATTGTAGAGTCATACAGCACTACAACATTTACCTTTGTGGGTAATAAGCATAATATGCCTGCGGACTGGTTAGCCTTACCCAATACCCGCACCATGAACCATAGGGACTTTGTCTGTCACTGTGATGTCTGAAGTTGTGATTGAATCACAGCTATTTTACTGCGTACCGCTTCAAAATTTATTGTACTCCACAGGCCTGGATGTAAGGGTTTAGGCCAAGTACCCGAGTCAATCCAAGCATAACCTAAGTGTTCATCATTCAATACAGGTGTAAATTCACCGGCAACCACACAGAAAAATGTGTTATAACAAAACCCATTGTCAGCAGATGTAAATTTTTCCAGGGGCATTAACCGTATATAATCAGGCATCGACCCCAGTTCTTCTTCACACTCACGTACCATGGCGGCCATGATACTTTCTCCTGATTCTATTTTGCCCCCGGGTAGTCCCCAAGAGTCCGGATGTTTAGGGTCATTGCGAATAAGATATAGGTAACGATTAGTGGACTGGCTATAAAACCAAATGCCAACTGCTGAAATTATAGTATTCATTTAATCCTATATGATAAGTGACCATTGTCCGCCTGGATACAGGCCCTGATATGATTTAACCCAATTGTAACCTGTCCAACGGTATTGAATTTCTGTAGTTATGTTAGCCACGTACTGAGTATTTACAGGACTTGAGTCACTATTGAAAGAAATAATCCATTGCTCGCCATCATACTCTATGATATCATTAGGATGCGCGACTAATATCTGTCCCATTGAACCTGCCCAGGCTTGTGCATATCCGTTGTCACTGCCCGTGGATTCGGTTAACAGATAACGCTGGCCAGCGGCGGCAGCAGGTAGCCCTTGTCCGGGACCGCTAACACGGGGATTAATTACCGAGTTGACCGGAGCCAGAGTATTGGCGGGAATACTGTCCTCCAGTACCGAGTACAATAGAAATTGGTCATTGGTGGGATCAAAAGTTATAGTGCCATAGACCTGACTACCATCTTCCTGCCTTAATGCTATCAAACTAATTCCCTGACGTATTCCTCCGTACATATTTAGAACCGGTGTCCATAATACGTTGCTGGGCTCTACTGGATTGGGCGGAGCCAATTGGTTGTTGGTTTCATCGACTACCGCAGATTGTGTTAATACTTGTAATTTATTTCCAATTAACACTACTTGATATCCAAAAGGTGTTATGTACTGACGAGTGCCCAGTAGTAGATCGCTGTCGGCAATAGCGTTAACCAAATCACCTGCCCCATCATATATTGAGGCAATAATAGTTTCCACCACGCCCAGCTTCTTGACCTTGGCGGGCAACGATAACCATACTGGCAGTACAAACTTAAGAGTGCTGATCTCAATAGGATCTTCTGTTCCCACAGGTATCTGCTTACTGCTCCACCCAGCCGATACCAATTCCACAATACTCAAACTGGTCCAGTCCAAATAATTATCTGTACTTTGTATTTCCAAACTGGGATTGAATAGGGGTAGGATCTGTTCCAAAATCTGCATCTTCTGATTGGTATTTGACGTCCAAATATCAAGGTTGATGGATAGTTTGTATGGAGCAGGCATGTAACGTTCAACTGTAAAGGCATTACCCTGTGTTGTTTCATAAAGCCCGGTGGTAGGATCATATTCACGTTGACGAATAGATTTGTTGTCCACGTAGGTGGGATTCTGCATACGTGGGCGATCAAAATCCAATCCCGTAATCCAAAATGTCATCAAGGGAGTTGCGGGCATATTACTAGCACTATTCTCTTGTAAGATAGTCTGCGCTTGCCTAGTACTGTCACCATATCTAACAGGCACACGGTATAATGTGTCACCAGTATTGGCTGCACCTGCTTCGTTACGACCAAATTCCACTTGAAATCCCGAAAACATACGAGCGAATTGTGTTAGGAAACGGCGTATTTGTCCGTCGTAGAAATAACTTTGAATTTTAATTCTCCTTATCGACCAGGAGGTCTTGGGTTAGGTGGTAAATTTCCGCCTTGGTCACCATTATCAGCTTGTGGTTTAAGTAATTCGGATAGCGATTGCCGGGAAGGAATATTACCCAGATCACTGGTAGGTACTGTGTATGTGTTATTGACAAACGAACTGCGCTGTGTAAGATTTTCCTGACCCCAATCTAACGGAGTACGCACATCATCACTAATAGCAATCCAAGTTGCGCCATTGTATCGGAACAGGCGATTGGGAAAATAATCCATTCTCAAGCAATAGTCACCGGCAGCGGGAACTAACGGAAAGCTGACTCCGGGGGTAACTGGCAGTCCGTTGGGTGTCTTGTTGTCGCCAGTCAGATAACCCATGGTCCATCCAAAACTACGTGGCGTTGTACCTTCACCTGATTCTGTACCATCTACCGTAGGTCCAGTTTGGTCAGCACTTAGGCCTTCGCTACTGGGTTCTCCACTGGGGGTAGTGGGTAATATATAAAACGCAGTATTGTCGTAACCTGATAGAGGTACATCTATATTAGCCTGTACAACCAGCGCATCATTGATCTGTAGGTCTTTATTACGTGTTGAATTGACATCACCTAGGGTAGTTGGTTTCTCAATCAACGCCCAGTACTTGGGGTCGTTAATGTCAGTACCGGGAGGAACATTTTGTGTAGCTTCGTAATATTTCCCGCCGTTATCCACCACCATACCCTGAGGGTAAAAGTTTCCGTTATCCCAAATATTGTCCGGCATCAGAGGTTGATCCATGATCTGTTTGTATTCTTGCGCATTCACCATGGGTGTAGCCTTAACCCGCCATGTGTGTGGTAACCATGTTTGACTCATACCCTCGGTTGCATAATCGGCACCCTGTATAACATAATATTTGGGCAATGCTCTAGTAATATTACTGTTCAAAGGATAGTAATCTTTCAAATTTGGTAATTCCAGCACGTCACCTGTCATCAATTTACGCCCATATGAGTCAATCATATCGTTATAGTGGAACGTAATATACAGCGTATCATTCTGAAGGAACAATCCGAATTGTGTTAAATCAAAATTGATATCCTGGTGTGTATAGACGCCGCGCATGATGTAAATGTTGGGATCGTACGCTCTATCACGGTTTTCCAGCAGCAGCAAATCCTCAATAAACAAAGGATTTTCCGAAGTATATACTGGTAACGTAGCATTGGCATTGCCAGGATTGTCGGTTGTGTCCACGATTGGACCCATATATTTGTGTACAAATACATCAACTCCACCAACCGTATATCGTTCAGATATGGTTCGATCCAAAAATTGATAATCATAAGTTCGATTTGGACGCCAAAGAGAAAGTCTAGGCATTTTGATTTGCTATCCCTAAATTAATAACACACTTATTATGCCACCGAGAATAATTTGAAGAACCTACTCCAGATTTACCACAA